AGCTTTCTTTTTAGCTGCTGCTTTAGCTGCTGCTTCTCTTGCTGCTCTTTGTAATGCTATTGTTGATGGCATGGTGTTAAAATAATAAAAACTTTTTCTTTGGTTTAGGTGGTAATAGTGTTTGTATTGGTACTATATCTTGGCACAAGTGAGCTACACGTGTACCCGGGCGTATAGTAAAACCCTGTCTTTGCAACTCTGCACACTTCAATGCTCTTACAAGCTCGAAGTCTAGCTGCATCTTTTCTTCTTGACGTTTAGCTATACGTTTACATTGCTTTAGACCTTCCCTGTCCAACGGAACCATAAAGTTAAGCTGAAATCCCCAGTTTTCACTTATGACATATCCATCTGGATCTACAGGTTCGGTATCATTGCCCATGTAAAACGGGCTAAAAGTCATAGTTGACCCATTACATGCAATGTTTGGTCCGTAGTTTTGACGTGACGACGCACCGTTGTTTTGAAACTGTACGGCTTGGTTAGTCACGTTGCCTGTAGCTGCTGCCACAGGGTTAGAAGTATTGTTTGTCTCAGCGTAAGTTGGTGTTACTGTGAGAATACAGAGAGCGATGTAGTAGTAGAGTTTATTGTATAACTTGTATTTATATCCCATTGTTCTACTAAGCCAGCTGCTCTGGTTGTGGTTTCTAGTGTCCATGGTAACGAAGTATCTGTTACTGAGAAGGTTGTACCAGTACCGGATATATCGGCTGATGGTGTTACGTTGCTACCTGACCATGTGTTTACAGCTGCACCGTACACTTGCTTCTGAGTTACTTCTGTTATAGATTGCGTTGTTGTTGTTGTGCTGTTCATAGACCCTGTTGTAAACTGGGGCGTGACAGTATTTGCTCTAGCTATGCTGGGTGCACACAGAGCTAAAAGCAGAATTAATTTCTTCATGCTTTTGGTGTATCTTGTTTTTTCATCATTGGGCATATGGGTTGCTTCCCATTACCATTTTTACCTGTAGTTAGCCCGAATGTTGCTAGTGCCCCCGTAAAGACGCTGGCGACGAACGTGATATCGCTGTTGCCTGCTTTCTTTATCATTGGTATATCTATATAGTTTAGTGTAATAATAAACCCAGACCACACAACTACGCCTAGCCTTACAAATGTACCAAGTATTTCTACTTGATGTTCTCTATCTTCGGCAGCTTCTTTTAGTTTGCCAAAGAGTCCTTTCTTTTTTTCTTCCATTTATCTATCTTGCCTTGTAAGAACTTTTGTACTCGTTTTTTAATTACATCAAAAAGAGGCTGGGCAAGGGTGGTTGTAGCCACAGCTGCTACCGCTGTAGTTACGGCTGTAACCATAACTTCTGGAGACGGTAACGGCATTTCTATATCTATGATAGGTATATCTAGCGTTCTTGTCTGAGGTTGTACCTCGGTAGTTTCTGCTGGCTCTGTACCTTCTGGTTCACGAAGATCGCTCGGAGGTAAGACCAGCGGTATATATGATGGAACATCTGCTGTAGGGAGAGGTATTGAGGGGGTTTTTATGGTAGGAAAGATAGGTATTTCCATTAAATTAACCAAGTAACTATTGCATATCTAGTGCCTTTTGTTATTTCACTAACTTGATGCGGATACATAAAGTTTGATGGAAAGACTACTATAGAACCTTTACGTTGTATTGGTTTAAAAGTGTTATCCCAAAACCCTAATTGACCACCTTCAAACTCATCATTCAATAAAATAGAACATGATATAGCTCTTTGTCCAGAACCGTGAAACTTTAATAAGTCTTGTGGCTTTAGTCGCATGTTAAGGATTGCATCTATCAAGTGTTGATCCATAACTGGTCTAAAGGTATCTACATGCTCTTTGTAGAAGTGACCTGTTTTATATTTAAGAAGTTGAAAACCAGTATCCATATCTATATGAAAATATGGATAGAAAGTTTCTTCATATTGTTTAATTACTTCTTCCATACCTTTATGTAAGGACTGAATTAAAGATATACGTTCATTATTATTACAATGATCTGGTAAACATATAGGTATTTCATCTACATTTCTATTCTCAGGAGACAGTCCGTTTCCTGTCTCTGCTGGTAAGTATTCACTTTCTTGATATTCTTTAACTATTTTATTACATAAATCTTCAGATAAGATATCGTCGTAAACTCTTACAAAATCTTGAATATGTTGGTTTAGTTGCATAGTGGGTGGCTCCAAGGGTTAATTAATAATGACACTCTTTTACCTTCAAACGGATTAACTCCGTGAAATTTAGCTGGTGGAAATATAACTAATCTGTTAGTTTTAGGTGTAATTCCTAAATCATTTTCGATTACAAGTTCTCCGCCAGTAAGATTAGATACTTCTAAATAGTATACAGTTGAGCATAACGGAAAGCTTAACTTACCTGTTTTAGATGCTAGTATTTCGTCTTTATCCTGATGCCATCCAGTTGTAGTTCCGTTGTGTCCCCAGAACTCATATCCGATAGCACCAGATAAATCATAGTAATTTTTAGCTATATCTAATATTGAAGTGCAAAATTTTTTATATAAGTGATTCTGATGTAAGTCATACCAAGTAACTCCATCAACCTTATTATTAATTAAATCTGTTAGATCTTTACGTGTTGGTAAAACGTCATCAAGGATTATAGTAGCCATTTTGTGTCTACTTTTGAATCTCCGCTACCTATAACTCCAGTTGGATGTAAGTTAAAAGCTAACGAATGTCTAGTTACATCTTCTTGATGTTTGTCTACGTAGTGTTTTAAATAAGCTGGAAATAGAATTAACATTCCTGTAGTTGGGTAAGATTCAAAATTACTAAAGAAGGCGTTACCCTGACTTACAGGTTGTTCAAAGTTATCTAACTCAGCTGTAGGATTAATCATAATTAAAGGATTAGCGTTTGTGTAATCTTCTCCATAATAAAGAACACCACTAAACTGGCAATTAAGATGACGATGCACCATTATTGACTCTCCTTTACATGTTTTTGTCAACCAAGAAGTTGTAACTGTATATTTCTGAGTTAATCCTATAGATTTAATGTATTCAATAGACTTGTCTAACAAGCAGTCTTTAAGTGCAGGGTAGTGTTCTAAGATACGAAAGTTATCTTCTGCAAAGCTACCACCAGCTTGACCCTTGTTATATACAAATCTTGTATCTTTTCTTAATTCAGAAAAGTCGTAATCTACCTTAGTAGAAAGTATTGGGATTGAGAAAGGGGCGAATATAGACATTTATGTTTTGTCAGCAATATAATTTATATATGGTTCAGATAAAAAATACATCCAATTACCATCTATAGTCTCAAGCTTACTTAAAAGAGTTTGTAGATAAGGATTAAGCTTACTTGTTTCATATGATTGCATATCAGCTAAAGTCCAAGGTGTATCTATAAGTACTCCTTTTGTTGTCAAGCTTTCTATTATTGTTTTTGCTTGTGCTTTGGTATATCCTAGATCTAAAACATCTTGAACAATAAAGGAAATACCTTCTTCATTAGCAAAAAATTGTGGATAATTATCTTTATATTTAATAATGTCATTATTATACCAACCTAAACTTGGGTCAGTAAATTTTGAATAATCAACAGAACCACATTCGGCTACTTTTGATTCGTCGGCTGTTAGGGTATATGTCATGGTGCAGTACCTTGTAAAGTTCCAGATGGTGTGTTAGAAAGACTAATACCACCGGCTAGTTCTATATATTTACCAGCAGCACCGCCAGCTCCAACAGAGCCTTGTCCACCGCCGTCAGCACCAGCAGCACCAAAAGCACCGCCAGTACCACCAGTAAACCCTGTTTGACCAACAGAGTAACTATTAGGAGAATATTGCCAAGGGCTTCTTGAACCTTGTTGTCCAGCTGATACACAAGCGTTATTAGCTACAACTCCGGGATAACCTTTGTATATGTTACCAGCGTCTCCAGCTTCTTTACCTCCACCGCCAGCACCAGTAGCTCCACTTGTAGCTGCTGTGTTATAACCTTGACCGTTACCACCAGCACCTCCATTACCACCTTGACCAGAGTAACAGTGATAACCGCCACCAACAAAGGTAGCTCCACCGCCGTCTCCGCCGTCGCCACCACCACCACCGCCGCCTCCGCCGCGGATAGTTCCTGTGTTAGTTACTCTTACTCCATTACTAGCAATGTAAATAGCAGATCCACCAGCAGCTCCAGCACCACCGTCAGATCCAACGTTTCCGTTTGAATATGCTCCAACACCTCCACCGCCAGATCCTTTGACACCGGCAGTTCCGCCAGTTCCACCAAATCCAGAGATAGTTCCAAGATTTTTAATTTCTAAAGTACCACCCATTCCAGATGGAACAGTTAATGCTCTATTACCTGTGTTAGAAGTTGCACCTATTTCATGGCCAGAAGATATAATAATAACTTTAGCCACGGCAGATGCAAAATCACTACCAAAAATAGTCGATGCGTTTAAATTAGTATCTCCATCACTAACTGTATGTTCTATAACTTTCGCACCTAAACCTAGAAACATTTGTTGCATTAGCTTAACCCCGAACCTGATATGTATGCGACATCAGCGGCTGCAAACCAGACTGTTGCCATTCCTCTACCAGCTAGAGTTCTATTACCTGTAGTAGCGTCTCCAGTATTATATAAAGTTACACCAGAACCTTGAGTAATAGTTTGTGCAGATCCACTATTATTAATTATTGATACTGCATCGCCAGCAGAAAATACTGAGTTATTAAGAGTAACTCCACCAGTTGATATATAAACAGCTTTACCAGCGTCAGCAGCTACACCTACATATGCCCCACCTTGAGCATTAGAAGGTATAGATCTGACATTACCTTTACCGTCGGTTATAATTCCAGACGTAGCTATAGTACTACTATTAATTAAAGCTAGTATTTCAGAACCTGTTTGGTCGGCAGTAGCTGAAGTTTCTATGCCATTTAATTTTGTGTGGTCAGCATCAGTAAATACATTACTGTCGGTTGCAGCTTCTACCTTTGTACGGATAGAAGCGTTAGTTTCGTCTGCTTGACCTTGTGATACGTAGTTCCAACTTGCATGGGCTGTACCACTACTAGAAGGGTTATTGCCTGTTGAGTTAGCTACGCATATGTAAGTAGAGAGTACACCAGTATCTGTAAATGCTACAAGATCATCAACTACATAAGCAGTTGAGTTATTGTATGTACCTCTCCAGACAAGTTTAATCTTGCCTAAATCTATTGTTGCCATTTTAAATTGTTGCGATTAATTTTCCGTCTGCGTTTACGCTAAAGGTAAACCCTGATGCTGCGAATAATACATCTTCAAATGCTGCATAATCTGCACCTGAGATGTTATCTGCACCTTTGTTTGTAGTTGTGACTTGCAAAGTACCATTTGCTAATCCAGTAAATCCGTATACTTCTGCGGATGCTATGTTAGTAAGATTAGCACCGCTTACAGCTGGTAAGGTAGCAGGGAATCTTGCGTCTGGAATAGTACCAGATGTCAAGTTGCTAGCACTTAATGCTGTAAGATCTACAGCAGCCCAGCTAAGAACTCCGTTAGCATCAGTCTTTAAAAACTGACCATTAACTATATTAACTGGAAGTGTAAGTGTGTAACTAGCTGCGGCACTGTGAGCTGGTGACTTAATTTTGACACCATGACTTTGTGCTGAACAGTTTAGTTGTAATGTACCATCAGTTCCACCGGCTCCACGTATTTCTACAACACCTGTGCCGTTTGGCTCTATCTTAACATTACCGTTAGTTGTCGTTGTAGTAACTTTATTTGCTTTTAAATCTACATCAGCACCAAACTCAGCTGTTGTACTTGTGATTTCTAATTTAGTAGACCCACCAGTCTGTACTTGTAAGTTGCCTGTACCAGCATCATTGATTATAGAGTTACTACCATTATGGAAGATTTCTAAATCTGACCCTGTACCAAGTTTTAGTTTAGCGTTGTCTTGGTATACGTTATCTCCAGTAAATGTATTACCAGTTGTAGCTGCGAAGTTACCACTAGCTGTTACACCACCTTGCCAAGCACTACCAGTATAAACTTTTAGCTCGTTAGCAGTAGTATTAAAATATAAATCTCCAGCAGCAAGTGCATTACCACCACCATCTGTTGACGGGTTAGAGGATGCTATTTGATATGTGTCGCCAAAGTTGTTAACAGAAGATATGTTAGTAGACGCATTATTAATGCTTGATATATTTGTAGCTGCTGTATTTACGTTTGATATAGAACCAGCTACTGTTGTTACATTAGCGTTGTTACCAGCAACGGTTGTTACGTTTGCACTAATACCAGCAACGGTTGTCACATTACTAGCTATACCAGCTACAGTTGTAACCTCTGTTGCTTTTGGTGATAATCTATGAAATGTATATGTATGTAATGTAGTAGTTGTCTCTACTAAAAATCCAAAGCCAGAACCTATAGCAGATGGTACTCCTGTAATAGTAACAGTATTACCAGACCCAGCTCCGTTTGCAATAGTAACTGTCGTTCCGCTAGGAGTTAAAGTAGTAGATGCTGCCTTAACTGACACAATAGTACCAGCTCCATTATTAACATCAGGGTTAGCTGTAGGAAAACTTGTTTCGTTAGCAATCGCTACAAACCCACCTACATCATCAACTAAGTCTATAATACGAGCATCTATAGCTGCGGTAGTAGCAACTTTATTATCTGCTGCTGTCCATGTTTCTCCAGACTGTATCTCTTCAGCACTTGCTAAGTTATAAAATCTAGCGTCAGCTTCTGTTTCTGTATAGTATCTGTTATCTAACTGTCCAGCGTCTAGTTCTGTTTCTGTATAGTATCTGTTATCAAGAGAGCCACCAGCAATCTTAGCATCAGTGATAGCACCGTTTGCTATTTTACCAGTTGTAACCTGAAGATCTCCGATGTGAGCTGTATCTATACTACCATCTACGTAATGCTCAGAGTCAATTTGGTCGTCTGCAATCTTAGCACCTGTTACTGCATCTGCTGCTAATTTAGCTGTAGTTACATTGAGATCAGCTATTTTAGCTGTAGTCACATTACTGTCAGCTATCTTAGCTGTAGTAACATTTGCATCTTTTATTTTAGCAGTTGTGACTGCTGAGTCTTTTATTTTACTTGTTTGTATTGTTTGATTCTGTTCTTCCTGTGCAGCATACAATATCTGTGTCTGATTATTGTTAAGATCACCAGCTTTAACTGATGACCCTGCTGTATATGTAGCCTTTGCACTATCGACATCAGTATCACGAAAGATACGTATTTGAGCGGGAGAGGATGGAATATTACCGGAAGTAAATACTACGTTACCACCACCGGTTGTTGTGTAGCTAGTTATATTATAGTGAGTTGATACAGTTTTAATAACCTCATCAACTTCGACTTTAATATCTGCTTCTTTTATGGAAGGAAAGGAAAACGACTTCGTAGCGTTTCCGTCTCCTGTATAATCTACGAAAGTTGTTGCCATTACTTATACATTGTAAGAAGGTTATTTGATTGATTAGTTTTATATTGCTGTTCTAGTTTTTTCTGTTTCTGCTCACTAATCAGAGCAAGTATATCTTGTCTATATTTAATGTCATTCCAAGCTAATCTGCGGACTTCTTTAAACATTCTGTCGATCTTGATATTATGATAGTAGTCTCTAGCATTAAATTCTGCACGTTTACCAGCACGTATATCAGCTCTCATAAGCTTCATAGATGCAATAGCTTGAGGATCTCTAGATAGCTTTTCAAGCTGTGCTTCTAAATTATATCGACCTATAGCTTCTTGAAACTGAGATCGTATACCGGCGTCGTCAGTTAGATTAGTACCATCAGGTGCATAAAATGTACTGATTCTAAGATCATAACCACTGTCAAATAAAAACTGTCGCCCTGCGCTTTGATCCATGTTTAGTTGTATAGGACTAATCATGTTAAATGCACGAGTCATAAAGTCATGTTTTTTAAGTGGCTGACCGTTTAACATATCATACTTGATAGGTAAACCTTCAATACCGGGTAAAATTTCGGTAGCTAAGTTACGGTTTTGCCAAGACTGAAGTACACCAGAATTAATTTCACGCATATGTGGACTAAGTAACTTACCCATTTCATTACGTAAAGCTGCAAGCGGTACAGTGTTGTTTGTAATACTACCAAGTATACGTTCTATCTGACCGGGGCGGCCAGCTGTTAAATCAACTAGCTGTTGTAATCCAGCTAAATAAGATTTACCTGTAACAGCTTGAGCTACAACAAGAGAAATCTTCTGTAGTTCTTTTTCTGTCCACTCTTCACCCATCAGTAGACTAGCATCACCTACATTAGCAATAGTTCTAAGTATTAGACCAAATGGTTCAATGTCTTCGTAGTTAACTCTGACACCACCAACTTCTAGAGTTCCAGCTAAAAAGCCACCATCTATCCAACCCTGTCTCATCTGTCTATCTGTAGGACCATCACCAGTAAGTCTACCTGACTGCCATGCTTGTATACCCATAAAGGTTACAGCAGAGCCTATAGCTAATCTACCTGTTTGTAAAGCTTTAGCATTTTGCAATTCTTCTACTGTGTTAATACCATACTTTTTAAGTTTAGGTATGTCTTTAGGTCCGGCAAAAGCTATCTCATTAAACTCTTTAACAAGAAAGTTAAATCCGGGGGTATGTTTACCAGTCAATGCAAGTCCGTTTACACCAGTTCTAGCAAATAGAAAGAAAGGTCTAACAAAAGGATTTGATGTCATAACATCGTTAAGACCTTTAGCAAAGCCAGTTAGATCTTGTGTTAGTGTTACCTCTTTCTTTGCAAACATAGTGGCATCATCTTTAATGTTACCATTAGCATCAAATATTTCTGCGTAGAAATCATCTTCGTATGCTCTCATAACATTAGCATTAATAACAGGTAATTGTACACCACTACCTTCTATGTCTAATACTCGACGCATTGCTTTTTCTCTCATCTTAGCTCTACCAAGTAAGAATGTAAAAGCATCGTCAGTCGCTGCCATTATTTTAGTAGAGTAAGTAAAAAGATTATTGTTATTTATACCACGTATCATGTTAGTCATAGCAAAAATAGCACGATCTTCTTTAGATGCTCTTCCACTATCTTCTGCCCATCTACGCATTACTTCCCAGTTAGCATCAGCTTTAGTAAACTCAATAAATCTAGTTTTAATAGTAGATATATCGCCACTCCAGTAGCCATTTAGCTTTGTAAAAAATAAATCAAACGCTTCTGGTATTGCTTCTACCATACCATTTATAGATGCAAGGCTACTACGTACAGTAGCTGCGTCTCCAGTAAAAGGATAACGCATAGTAGCTCCAATAAATGTAGATAAAGGACGTAAGAATGTTGCACTACCTGTACCTAAAAGTGCTCGCATTGGAGTTTTAGGTCCACTTAGTACACTATGACTTATCATTTCCTGTAGACTACGTATCAAAGCACCAGTACGCTCTGGTCCTTCGCCACCTATCTGTCCACCTTTTAGTATAGTTCTTGCCCAGTTGTCGAAGTCGTCTAGATTATTTACATTCTTCATCATAGAAAATGCTTCAAACAGTGCATTTAATAAATTATCGTCTGCATCATCTTTAGCTATTTTAAGAATAGACATGATAGATTCTTTCACATCTTGCATATCAGACGCTACAGCTTGATTAACTGCATCGTTTACTTGTTGCCTAGTTTTACCAGCACCAAATGATCTAAAATAATCAGATGCTACAAACCTAGATTTCTTAGTTTGTGTTAAAGCAGTTAACATTGTATCTATAATCTGCTTTGCTGGTCCGTCGATGTCATCTAATGACACGTAATCTGCTAGTTCTCTACCAGCTATACCTGTATCTCTAAGCTTTTTAAGCAAGGACCCAACTACTAAATCAGCTGTAACAACGGTTTCAGCAGACCATGTTTCAAATGTTTCATCACCTAATGGTATACTAGCTTTCTGCTTTTCAAATAGATCAGTTAAATACTCCTCTGGGGACATATCTACTACTTCTCTACCATCAGTAATCTTCATGTAAGATTCTATTGCATCACGCCAGACGTCAGCTAAAGCTTTTCTATCACCTTTAACAAACTCCATTTCTTTCTTAAACTTTTCATCGCTCATCAGACCTCGAAGTGTACGTTCCACTACCTCGTCTGTTGTACCACCTTCTAGAGCTATACGTTCACGTTCAACGTTAGTTGTAACACCTCCTGTAGAGCCATCTTCAGATCCCCAGTCGGTACGTGTACGTTTTAATTGATCTCTAGCTTGACCTACATCAACCTCAGATGTATGAGCACCCTGATGTCTTTGAGCTATTGGTGCGTTTTTTTCAGCACGAAACTGAGCGTCACCTTTACGGATCTGAGCAAGTGCAGCTGTAGTTGTTTGATTTTCAATACTAGCATTACGCTGTATTATCTGTCTCTTAACTGCACTACCGCCACCACCTATTAACTGTGCTGCTCCGTCAAATATTAAGCCTATACCCATACCTTCAACAATGTTTTTAAATTTCATCATCATAGGATGGTCAGTATCTTTTGTAGTTAGTGGAGT